ATGACCGCAGAAGAAAAAACAGCAAGACAGCAAGAGGTTATTACGGCGTTTAACAGTCGCGAGCAAGCTGAAAATTGGTTTGCTTGGACTTTAGATGAAGCTACTTGCCAAATGGTTCCCCCAATCCCACGCCCCGAACCCGTTGAAGGCAAATTGGTGTTCTGGTGTGGCGCAGATAACAACTGGAAAGAGGCTCCTGCCCGTCCAGAAGGCAACTATAAATTTGATTTCTTTACTTGGCAGTGGGTTGAGATAGTAAACTAACAGCCCAACCAACAGGAGAGAAGCATGGCAAAGACCGCTACCAAGAAGTCAAAAGTTAAAGTATGCAAAGCCGCTGAGTCAGTGGCTCAAGTTGTGCAGAACACACAGCTTCAAGTTGCATACCATTTCCCCTGCCCGATCTATATCATCGAGCGCCCTGATTTCTTGGATGCGGTAAACGCTGTGTCTGAAGAAGGCTTGGAATTAGCTAAGAAAACCCAGCCGCTTAATGAGCTTTATCCCGTTTACATGACGGGCAGTTACTTTGGCGACCCACGTATGGCGGGCTTCTCTGAGTTCGTAGGCGCTACTGCTTGGAACATCCTTAATGAGCAGGGCTACGCCATGCAGGACAAGGCGGTGCAATTCACTGAAATGTGGACTCAGGAGCATCACAAGCACTCTGCGATGGACGCACACGTTCACGGGTTTGGCTCTCAGATTATTGGGTTTTACTTCCTTGAAACCCCAGAAGATGGTTCTCGCGTTGTGTTCCATGACCCTCGTGCCGCCAAAGTGCAAATTGATTTGCCAGAGCAAGACATGGGTATGGCAACACCTGCCAGCAAAATGATTAACTTTACGCCAAAACCCGGCATGATGATTTTTGCAAATTCATGGTTAATGCATTCATTTACTCGTCATGCGGCAGAGCTTCCAATTAAATTTGTTCACTTCAACTTAACTGTTATTCATCAGCCACAAGTGTGCGCTATTCCTCCGGCCGCAGAGATTGTATGAACACCTACCAAATAAGATTTAACAAATCTCGCGGCCAAGCTGGTCGTGGTTCAATGGAACACGTTTGGCGCGTATTTGAAAATGGCAAAGAGTTTTTGTTTAAAAACCTTGACATTACCACTCCGATCAAGAGCGAAAAAGATGTCAATGGTGCTGACTACAACATTGTGTGCAAAGGATATATGACCATTGATCGTGATACATCAACGGCAGTTATTACAAGCAAACAAACCACAAAGGAAAAAACAAATGAACTTGCAATTACCAGTTGAGGTAGCAAACCAAGTTCTTGGTTATTTAGGTACTCGACCTTACCAAGAAGTGTTCCACCTGATTCAAGCAATTCAAGAGGCGGCAAAGCCAAAAGAAGAGCCGAAAGACGAATGATATGGCTGACGTTCAAGAATTGGCTTCGGAGACCGACAAGCGATTGAGTGTCCACGAAGCAATATGCGCTCAACGGTACGAGAGCATACAAGCTCGCTTTGACGATGGGTCTAAGCGCATGACCAAGATCGAGTACCTTTTGTACGTTGTGATTGGGGCGGTGTTACTTGGCCCCGGCTTTGCGGCCGAGTTGATCAAAAAGGTGCTTGGCATATGAACTGGTCAGACGCGCTCAAAGCAATCATCCCGATTGTGGTGATGTCTCTGGCATGGCTGTTGGGACAGGTCAACTCCTTTTCTGAGCGCCTGACCAAAATTGAGGGTTCAATGCCTGCATTGATTACCAAAGAAGGAATTCCCACGGATAGTCCAATTTCAGCAGAGCGCAGACACGCAATGAAAGAGGAAATCTACAAAGACATCCATGACTTGCAAGTTCGCGTCAAACTTATTGAAGAACGTAGTAAGGGGAATAAATAATGTTTGATCTTTTAAGTGGCGGTATTCTTGGCTCCCTGTTTGGGGGAATTTTTCGTTTGGCCCCAGAAGTTCTTAAATTTTTGGATAAGGGTAATGAGCGCAAACATGAGCTTGCTATGTTCACCCTTCAAACTGACCTTGAAAAGATGCGCGGTCAGTTCACGATGGAGGCCAAGTATGTTGAACACTCCACCTCTCAGCTAGAAGCCATACAGCAAGCGTTTAAAGAGCAGTCTGAGACAGCCCAAGCCAGTTACTCTTGGGTAGCCGCCCTTTCCGCCTTGGTGCGCCCTATGGTCACTTACGTCTTGTTTGGTATGTACGTTGCATTCAAGATTGCTGTGATGGTATATGCTTTCAACAGCGGAGCCGCTTGGAATGATGTGGTTGTAAAGAACTGGACTCCAGACGATTTTGGAATGCTGAACATGATTCTGACGTTTTGGTTTGTAGGTAGAGCCATCGAAAAATATCAAAAATGATTACAGACGCAATCCGAATCGCAAGCGAATCGCTTATCAAGCCTTTCGAGGGATATGCGAAGCGATTGCCTGACGGCGGATGTGCGGCATACCCAGACCCCGGAACTCGTGGTGCCCCTTGGACAATTGGTTGGGGATGCACTGGCCCAGACGTAATTGAAAGCACTGTGTGGACTTTAGAGCAAGCGCAAAGCGCATTGGATAAACACCTCTTGTACTTTGCCACAGGTGCTTTAAAATTGTCGCCAGAACTTGCAAAAGCAGAAGATCGACGTTTGGCGGCTGTGATCAGTTGGACATACAACTGCGGTCTTGGGAATTATCGTGTTTCCACCTTCAAAAAACGTGTGGACGCTCAAGATTGGGCTGGCGCAGGGGAAGAAATGCTGAAGTGGAACAAGGCCGCTGGCAGGATTTTGGCGGGGTTAACAAAGCGCCGCATGGCTGAAGCCGCTTTAATAAAGTAAGGATAAGAAATGACTACAGCCGTTGTAATGACCTATGACTCTTTAGTCAACAATATTCAAACTTACATTGAGCGTAATGACGCGACCACTGTTGCATACATTCCCACGTTCATCATGCTGGCCGAGCAAGTCATTGCGGCCGACATCAAATTTCTTGGAAACTTGACGGTAGCAAACAGCACGATGGTGCTGGGCAACGCCGTAATCAGCAAGCCAGCCCGTTGGCATAAGACGGTATCCATGAACGTCACCGATGCCAACGGAACCAAGCAACCAGTCTTACTCAGAACTTACGAGTATTGCCGCGAGTATTGGCCGAACCCGTCAAGCGTAGACCTGCCCGTTTACTATTCAGACTACGACTACACGCACTGGTTGGTAGCGCCGACACCTGCGGCAAACTACAACTACGAGGTTCTGTACTACGAACGAGTCCAGCCCCTTGACTCATCCAATCAGACAAATTGGTTCACGATTTACGCCCCTCAAGCCTTGTTGTATGGCTCCCTGTTGCAGGCCATGCCCTACCTAAAGAACGACGAGCGCATCCCCATGTGGCAGGCCCAATATACCGCGATCATTAACACGCTCAAGCAAGAGAACACCCAGCGTATCGGTGATCGCCAAGCAACGGTACTTGACGTATGAGCTTTGTATCTCCCTTCACTGGTGATGTCATCCAGCCAACGGATGTCAGCTATGCCTCATACAACCTGACTGCAAACTTGGTGTTGTATTGGCCCGGTCTTGCGACTGGCACGCAAAGTCCATCCGCACGCATCATGGACGTTTACCAAAACGCCTCATGGACGCTTTCAATGCCAGATGCCACTCAGGTATCGGTTGGTCAAGATGCATTGATCCGTAACACCAGCGGAACCTCGGTAAACATATTAAACTTTGCAGGTAGTGCAATTTGCACCATAACTGCTGGTCAATCACAGTACATCTATTTAACATCCAACTCTACTACTGGTGGAAACTGGGGTGTTATTGCTTTTGGCTCGACCACTTCATCTGCAAATGCGGCTGACCTTGCTGGTCTTGGATTGGTAGCCATAACGACTACGCTCAACCAAAGTCATCCAGTTGCATCAATTGCTAATGCATACACTTTTGTAGCCTCTGACCGCGCTCAAACAAAACTTTGGTCTTCTGGTGCTGGAACTGCCACACTTCCTTTGGCTTCTACTCTTGCAAATAATTGGTTTACCATTTTTAAAAATAGCGGGACTGGATCATTTACGATAAGTGGTACTAGCAGTCAATTGATTGATGGAAGTCTTACCAAAACATTCCTTCCAAGCGAGTCTGCATTTATTATTTGTGATGGCACCTCCTATTACACAATTGGATATGGTCAAAGCAACACGTTCTTTTTTACTGCATTGGTTTATCCAGTTACTGGTGGTTCGTACTTACTTACCAGCGCAGACATTAAAAACACCATTCAAGAGTATGTTGGCATATTGGCATCCAATGTAACGGTGACATACCCGCAGGTTGTAAACTTGTATGTGGTGTCAAACCAAACAACAGATAATGGATACACCTTAACTTTGACTACTGGTGTTTCTGGAAGCGCGTCGGCAGTGATTCCACCGGGTCAACAGGCGACCCTTGTCTGCGATGGAACCAACTTCTTTAACGCCAACACCGTACAAGCTGGCGCTACAACATTGAGTTTGGTCAACGGAACGGTGACAACACCAGCCCTCAACTTTGCCGCAGAAACAAACACTGGTCTTTGGCGCTCTGGATATGGGAAGTTTGATATTTCCATTCTTGGCGTTAATCGTTTTGAATTAGATGCAACTGGACTTAGCGTTGTTGGAAAAGTTGCCGCAACAGGAAATGTAACTGGTGTAAACATAAGCGGAACTGGTACTGGTAACTTTGTTGGCGGTGTCTTAGGGGGTACTTTCTAATGACAACCAAAGTTTTTGCCATTGATACAGAAGCAGGAATACAGCGCGATGGTACTGTTTTTGATCGTAACTATTATCAAGACGGTCGTTGGGTAAGATTTCAACGTGGTCGTCCACGCAAGATTCTTGGGTATAGACAGATCATTGCTAACTTGGCAGGCCCTTCTCGCGGTATCTACCTCAATCCACAAAATGCGTTTTCCTACGTCTACAGCGGATATTCTGACGGCCTTCAAGTTTTGCCAATCGACAACAACGGTGTTGGTTCTGCGCTTCAAGACTTTACGCTGTCTGGTTTTACGGCAAACGCAAATAATTTGTGGCAATTCGATTCGCTTTTTGATTCGCAAGGGACTGGGTACGAAACATTGCTGGCGCACCCCGGCCAAAACCTTTCCGACATCAACAACAGCACCAACACCCCAGTGTTGAGCGGTGCAATTACTGGCACCACAATGGCTCCGATTGGCACGTTCACGGCTGTTGCGACAACTGTGAACACCAACGCAACGATCACTTTGTCTGCGGCCAATCCGCTTGTTGGCGCAGGTCAAACCATCACTGGCACTGGCATCCCTGCCAACACAACGGTGGTGTCGGTGGTTGGTACAAGTGTTGTGATGTCCAATGCGGCCACGGCCAGTGGTACGGTGACCCTTACGTTTAACAACAACATCTCCGTGTCTGGTGGTGTCGTGGTATTGCACCCATACGTCTTTGTGTTTGGCAACAACGGGTTGATCAAGAACAGCGCGGCTGGAGACCCTTCAAACTGGGTCTCTGCTGACTCCAATGAGACCAACGTAGCCTCCACTAAGGTTGTGCAAGGTTTGCCCGTCCGAGGCGGCTCTAATGCTCCTTCTGGCTTGTTCTGGACACTGGATTCATTGGTTCGTGTTTCGTATACACCGACCACCGTTTCTACTGGTGGCGTATCCTCTACGTTTTACTGGCGCTATGACATTATTTCCAGCCAGTCGTCAATCCTTTCCAGCCAGTCAGTTATTGAGTATGACGGCATTTACTACTGGTGTGGCGTTGACCGCTTCCTAATGTACAACGGTGTGGTCAAGGAAATTCAAAACACGTTCAACCAAAACTACTTTTTTGACAATTTGAACTATGCCCAACGTCAAAAAGTGTATGTGAGTAAAGTCCCGCGCTATGGGGAGATTTGGTGGTTTTTCCCGTCTGGAACTTCTACTGAGTGTAATGACTGCATCATCTACAACATCCGCGAAAACTGTTGGTATGACGCAGGTACAGCCCTTGGCGCTCGTCGCTCGGCTGGTTATTTCTCTCAGGTGTTTCACTATCCAATCAATGCAGGTTGGGAGCCAAACGCAACTGGCGCTGTGAATGTGGTGTCTATTTCCAACGGCGGGTCGTTGTACACCAACGGGACATACACCAATAAAGCACTGACTGGCGGTTCTGGTACTGGCGCTTACGCAACGATTGTTGTTGCTGGCGGCATCGTTACTACTGTGACCATTACAACTCGCGGAACTGGCTATACAGTTGGTAATAATTTATCTGCTTCTTTGCCTGTTGGCTCTGGGTTTGTTTTGACAATATCGTCAGTGATGACTTTGGTTTCTTTGTGGCAACACGAGACAGGCGTGGATGCCGTTAAGGGTGCCGCAGTAGATGCCATTGAAAGCTATTTTGAGACCAGCGATTTGGGTTTTGTTGCTGGTGGCCCGTCTCAACCCTCAATGGTCGGCGAAAACAAGTGGCTTCGCGTTGATCGAATTGAACCCGACTTTGTACAGAACGGACAAATGTCTGTACAAGTCACTGGCAGACCTTTTGCTCAAGCAAATGATGTGACCTCTGATCCATATTACTTTGATCCGACTACAGGCAAAGTAGATATGAGAGAGCAACGCAGAGAAATTCGTTTGATATTTACAAGCAATGTACAGGGCGGTGACTATCAGTTGGGTCGCCTGTTGCTTGACGCTGAGTTGGGTGATACACGCCCATACGGGAACTAATATGGCGCTGGCCCTTGTATATGATCCACGCTTCCACACGTTCCAGTCGTGGGCGGCGCTCATGTGCGAGGCGTATGCGGGACAGCAATTGTCAATTCCAAACGATCAGACCGATTGGAAAGAGTGGGCTTCTGGTCTGAAGGCCATTGATATTTTCACCAACGAGGGTATCCCCGGCCCGTATATTTACGATAATTGGCAGGACTGGGCTTCAGCATTGGTTGGAGCCATCAACCAACCTACGGAGCGGCCTTACCAATGATTGACTTCATCGAGCTCTTCAACATGGTGGCAAAGGTTGCAAAACCAGTCCATTCATCATTTGTCCCAGCCGCCTCAATGGAAGATGTGATTGCTGACTTAGGCATCGACAGTCTTGATGGCTTGGTGATGATGATGTATCTGTGTGAGCTTTACGGCATCCCAGATGACGATGAGACAAAGGACTGGCACCCGCTCACTGTTCAAGAGTGCTACGACATGATGATGAGCCGCAAGTTAATTGAACCAGAGTCGGTAGAGAAAGCGAAGGAGCAGATCAAATGATTTACCTTACGCACTATCGCACGGCTTCAACAACAACTTGCAATCTGTTTGACGACATCGTCTACCCTCAGAAGGCGCACTGGTTCCCAGATACCTACGCCCGCGCCAAGAGCGGGATGTTTTATGTGCCCCACAAGCTGGCTGAAAAAGTGCTTGACCCTGAGTTGCTGACGTACTTGCGTGAGAATCCTGTTGGTAAAACGGCTTTCATCTTGGCCGCTGGTAATGCACATTTCGCTGGCATCAATCAGCGCCCTTACCCGAACAACAGTTTGAACTACGTCTACAAGTTCTTGCCCTTTACCTTGACGCAGGTCTACGCTGGCCGTACAGCCCAAGCCTTTGGCAACATGGACATGGTGACCACCGATTCGTCCGCCTGTGCCTCCAGCCTCAAAGTGATGATGGATGTAGAGAACTTGATCAGGCATTACCATTTTGATCGTGTAATTGTTTTGACCGTGGAAGACGGTGTGTCAAACGCTGTGCTGGAGTTTTTTGGCGATTCCAAAGCGGTATTGACTGAAAAGCAGGAGCAGACTGGTATCAAGCCGTCCGCTTTTGACAGCAAGAACTTGGGCTTTAGAATTGGCCAAGGTGCCGCGCTGGCCGTGTTTGAGTCTGACTATGCTGTAGGAAAGCTCAACGCAACCCCTCATGCCCGCTTGGTTGGTGCCTACAACGCATCAGAAGCCTCTACAAACGCGATTGGGCAGTTAGACAATGGTGAAGGCTTTACCAAGGCTATTTTGGGCGCTATGCATTATTCCAATGTTGACCCGCACCAGATCGCCGTAGTCAAAACCCACGGAACTGGCACCGAGTCTAACAACCGGGCCGAAAAAACCGCCCTGTTAAATACGTTGGATCAGTTTGTCGCCACCTCGTACAAACAAAAAATTGGTCATACGATGGGTTCCAGCGGATTATTGGAAACACTTTTGTTGCTAGACGACTTAAAATCTGGCTATGTGCCTGCGATTGAGAATCGAACGGAAACCGATTCGGTATTCCTTTCGGAATCTGTTCCGGCCCCCAAAGGGTTGATCCTCAGTCTCGCGGCTGGTATGGGGAATATCTATTCCGCCGCATTATTTGAGGGGATGA